CTCGTGCTGGGCGAAGATTGATCCAAGAGTCGGGCGGGAAGCATTCGCAGCTGACCAGTACAACGCAGCGCTGATCACTGAAATCACGATTCGCTGGCAGCCAGGGCTCGACGAGTCAATGCGCATACTCGACGAGTACCAGCAGCAATATGACATCAAGTATTTGAGTGACGTCGAGATGCGCCATCAGCTGCTCGTGATTGGCACAGTCAAGTTGCCAGCTGACAGGAATGCAGCGTTATGAGCGTGACGATTGAATTGACGGGCGGCGAACAGCTTACAGACTATCTGGTCGAGCTGCCAGAGAAAATGATGGAGCGCGTCGTGCGCCGCAGTTTGTACGCTGGCATCTCCAAGATTCAAGACGAAGCGCGCAAAGACGCGCCAGTGCTGGCTGTGGCAGGGCAGGGTCCACATTATCCCGGCGAGTTGCGCGACAACATTCGCGTCTCGACTGGACGGCGCGGCGACGTCATGCGCGCTCGCTGTGGGATCACGCCAGAAGCGTTCTACGGTCGCTTTCTGGAATTCGGCACGCGCCACGCCCCCGCGTACCCGTTCATGCGCCCCGCAGCCGATGCAGCCAGTGGCGCAGCAGCGCAACAAGTGATCGACACGGCGACTGAGAATTGCCGCACTGAACTGGGTACGGCAGCGACATGATCGAGTCAGCGATTTTCAAGCTGTTGAATGAAGATGCGGGCGTGCAAGCGACGATTAATGGCGGGATTTGGCCGGTGCTGATGCCAGAATTCACTGAGTATCCAGCGATTAGCTATATCGTGGTCGACTCGCCGCCAGTGCAGAGCTTGGGCGAGCCGGTTGGCTTGGCCCATCCGCGCTTTCAAATCAATGCGTGGGCCAACAGTTATCTCGAAGTCAAGCAAGTAACTGACGCAGTGCGGCTGTGTCTTGATGGTTATCGCGGCGCAGTCAGCACTGACAGTGGCGTGGTCAACATCTGCGGCATCGTCTTCGAAGACGACCGCGACGCTTACGAGAAAGACACGCGCACGTTTCAAGCGAGTCGCGACTTTATCGTTTGGTATCAGCTCTAGTAGGGAGGGAAACAAATGGCAGCAGCAGTGCCAGGAGCAGCAGGCGCAGCGCCACGCACGACGACGCCAGCACAGAAGTACGCAGGGTTGGGCTCAGCGCTGATGCACGGCGACGGCGCAGCGCCCACCGAAGCGTTTACCGTAGTCCCGAGCGTCAAGACGCTAGGCGGACCCAAGACTGACAGCACCCAAATCGACACGACCACGCTCGACACGCTTGGCGGCTATGAGACGTTTGTGATGGGGCTGCTGAAGCCGGGCACGCTCGACTTTGAAGTCGTTTGGGACCCTGCTGACGTGACGCAGAGCGCAGTACGCGCTGACTTTGCGTCACGCACGCTGCGCAACTGGCAAATCGTCTGGCCCGACGTTGGCTCAACGACTTTCTCGTTTGCAGCTTACGTCAAGTCGTGGGAAACTGCGGCTGCTCCCAACACCGACATGACCATGAAAATGGTCTTGCAGCTCAGCGGGCCGATCACTGAATCCACTGGCCCTTAAACCAGTCGCGGAGAGCCAGCAGCAGAATGCTTGTGGATGTTCTCATCGGACTGACGAGTTATTTGTTGCTGGTCTTCGTACTGGTGGGGTTGTTGTGGCCGCCGCATAACTAGGAGGGGACCAAGTGTCGACACATAGTAACGGGACATACTTGACGCGCGAGCTGGCGATCACGGCTGACGATATCCAGCGCATCGATGTCTCAGTGCCAGAGTGGGGCGGGGTGATCGCTGTGCGCGTGATGACTGCCCTAGAGCGCGAGCAATACGAAACCATGCTGAACGAGCAGCAGAAGCGTGGCGAGACGTTGAACATTCGCGCGTCGCTGGTCGCGTGGTGCGCAGTCGACGCGCATGGCAAGCGCTTGTTCAGCGCCGACGATATCGCTGCGCTGTCGACCAAATCAGCTGTTGCAGTGAATCGGCTGTTCGACGCTGCGCGCATACTCAATGCGATGACCAGCGACGAAGCCAACGACATGAAAAAAAACTCCGCGCCAATTTCCAACGGCGTTTCAGCTTCAGACTAGCGCTCGCGCTGGGCATGACGCGCGCTGAATTGATGCGGCGCATGGACAGCCGCGAATTCGTCGAGTGGCAGCTGTACTACGCATTAGAGCCGTTTGGCGCTGAGCGCGACGCAGCGCACGCCGCGATTGTCGCGTCGACGGTGGCGAATTACAGCGGCTTCGCCAAAGAACCGACGCAGCCGAAAGATTTCATCGCGCGCTATGACAGAGTGGATGAAAGTGAGATGACGCCAGCACAACAGCACGAGCTGCAAGCCAAGCGCGAGCACGACTTGTATGAGGGTCTGCACGCGCTGGCGCAGCGCTCGAAGCCAGCAGGGTCGTAGCTATGGCGACGATTGCTGATCTAGTCGTCAACCTCAGCGCGAATATCGCAGAATTCAAGACCTCGATGAACGAGGCCAAGTCGTCGATTACCGACTTGCGCGACACTATCGTCGACACGTCGCACGCAGTCGCAGAATTTCTGGCTGTGCGCGAAGTAATCAGTTTCTTCAGAGAAGCGACCAACGCGACGCTGGAATGGGCGCACAGCATTGACGAGCTGTCATCCAAGACGGGTCTAACGGCGCAAGCAGCGTCCGATTTGGCAGCGAGCGCTCGCGAGCAGGGCGTGTCGCTGCAACAGCTCGACGGCTTTCTCGATGCGATCACTCGTCGCATCGTGACCAAGCCAGCAGAATTCAAAGCGTTTGGCATCGCGATTCACGACACTGTAACTGGCGGCTTGCTGCCGATGACAGTCATTGGCGACCGCGTATTAAAGACGCTTGGCGAATATATCGAGGGCAGTAATCGCGCAGCGGCTGCGACGGCGTTACTTGGCCGACAGGGACCAGAAATAGTTGCCAACTGGGAAGCGCTCAGCAAAGCGTTCGACGCCAAGAATCTCAAAGAAGCTGGCGATTATATCCGCGCGCTAGGGCTGGAAATCGATGCCAGCGGGATCGCCAAAGCCAAAGAGTGGGCCAAAGCAGAAGAGGATTTAAGACTTGCGTTTCTGGCAATCGAGAACCAAGTCGGCCAAGCGCTCTTGCCAGTCTTGAAAGATTTCGCTGACTGGATCAAAGAACACGCGAAAGATTACGACATTCAGCGCTGGTTTCTCGAATTCGCTCGGGTAACGCTGGAGCTGGCGAAAGCCATCATCGAGCTGACTCAATTTCTGATTGAACTAAAAGAATCGGGCTTCGGGCAGCTTTACAGCACAATTTCACGAGTCGTCGATGGGATGGAGGTCGGCTCGACCAAAATCCACAATTACCTGGTGGCAATGTCAGGGGTGGGACACACCGTTGCGACCAGTGCAGCGGCTGGCGCAGCCGGGGCGCACAGTGCAACTGGAGCATTAGACGAATTAACGGCGTCAATCGACAAGCAGCTGGCGCATTTGGGCGAACATACCGCCACCGTCGACAAAGCCAACAAGGGAACCAAGACTTACAGCGACTCACTCAACGTCGCTGGTGGCAACGCGATCACGACAGCTGATCGTTTTGAAAAGTTAAAGCTGAAGCTGACCAACGAGATTGACGCGCAGCAGCGCTTGGCAGTTGCAGTAACGCAGGGCAGCGTCGCGACCAAAGCAGCCAACACCGAGAACCAAATCGCCACTAACCTTTTCACGCTCTATAACGAGAAAACTGGCGAAGCCGTCAGCCGCCAGAGCGCGATGGGTCAAGCAGTCGCTATGCTGACGCGCAGACTCGCTGAGCAACAAACTGCGGTCGCGACCAATACTGCGATGGCTGATCTCGGCAATCAGATTGCTGACCAGCAACAGCTGGCTGATGCGGCGCTGCACGGCGTCGCGGCGACGCAAGCTGCGACGACAGCGATCAGGGCGGAAGTTGAGATTCGTCGTCTGGCAATCGACACGCACAGCGCCAACGCTGACAAGATTCGCGAAGAGTATGAAGCGCTCGACCAGCTGACCAAGCTGACCACGACTGAAAGTGATTACAACACGCTGCAACGACAAGTCGAGCAGCAGAAGCAGCTGGTAAGCGCTTACTCTGAGAGCACGCGCGCTGGCAAAGACTTGGCGGCGCAATTCGAGATTCAGAACAAGCTGGCTGAGCTCGGCATTCCACTGACCCGTGAGTGGGGCCAGAAATATCTGGAAATGGCAGCTGATGCGTCGCGCACCAAAGATCAGCTCGACCAGATGAAGAAACAGGCGTCAGAGAATGACCAAGCGTTCTCGTCAATGATCGACGCGACGTCGAAATTTGGCGAAGACGTAGTCGGCGCGTTTGAAAACGGCAAGAATGCGTCGAAGTCGTTCAAGCAGCAGGTGATCGATGACTTCAAGACCATGATCGATCAGATTGAGCACGACCTGTTGAAACTCCTGGTCTTTGACAAAATCAAGGCTGCGCTGGAGAACGCTGTCAACGGGACTGGACAGGGCGGCAGTGCTGGCACGGGTGGCAGTGGCGGCTTGTTTGGCGGCTTATTCGGTGGCGGTTCAACTTCGTCGTCAGACATTCAGACAGCTTCGCAGCAAACGAATATGCCGTCATCAGCGTTCGCTGGTTCGAGCTATGCGGGCGGCGGCAGTGGTCTACTCGGCTGGCTTGGCAGCTTGTTCGGTGGCGGTGGTGGCGGCGCTGCTAGTGGCGCAGCGACAGCTGGAGTAGCAGAGAGTTTCGCTGAGGGCGGAATGGTCTGGGGTCCGCGTGATGTCGTGCCGATTCTGGCGCATCGTGGCGAACAAATCATTCCAGCTAATCAAGTGGGGCGGCGCGGAATGTCGATCACGCAGAATTTCATGATTTCGACGCCCGACGCGAATTCGTTTCGCGCAGCGCACAGCCATATCGCAGCTGACGCCAATCGCGCTGCGATGGCAGCTGCGCGCCGTAGCTGAGCAAATGCCACAGCGTACTGCCAAGCCCTGCGCTCGTCCAAGCTGCTCAGCCGTCGTGCTGACTGGGCGCTATTGTGCAGCGCATCGCGTCAATTTCGAGCTGCGCCCCAACTCGCGAGCGCGCGGTTACGATCAGCACTGGCGACGCTTGCGACTCTGGCTGCTGTCGCGCGAGCCGCTGTGTCGTCGATGCAGCGCGCTTGGACTGACTGTCGCTGCGACTGACGTCGACCATATCAAGCCATTGGCTGCTGGCGGGACGCATCAGACCAGCAATCTTCAGCCACTCTGTCATCGCTGTCACTCTGAGAAGACCGCGCGAGAAGATGGCGGCTTCGGCTTCAAGAGCATAAGCAACAATGGCAAGCGCGTTTGACGAAATCCAATTCCCGCCGTCAATTTCGTTTGGCGCGACTGGCGGACCAAGATTCTCGACTGACGTGCTGATCTTGTCGAGCGGTTACGAAGCGCGCAATCAAAACTGGGCAGCTGCGCGAGCGCAATATGACATCTCGACCGGCATCAAGACCAAAGCAGATATGGATGCAGTGATCGCGTTCTTTTATGCGCGGGCTGGTCGTGCTCGAGGGTTTCGTTACAAAGACTGGAAAGACTTTCAAGCGCGAGCGCAGCCGTTGCTGAGTCTCGGCGCTAACCACTACCAGCTGGCGAAAAGTTACAGCTCGGGCGCGCAGACTTATCTGCGCACGATTGCCAAGCCAGTCTCAGCGACAGTGGTCTGTTACGTTGGCACGACGCCGACTGTGCCAAGCGCGATTGACTATACGACTGGCATCGTCACGTCGAGCGCAGCGCTGACGTCAGCTGACTTCGATTTTGACGTGCCAGTGCGTTTCGATACTGACCAGCTCGACGTCGAGATTACTGATTTCGCCACGCTCGAATTTGCGTCGATTGTGCGCAAGATCCCGCTGGTCGAGGTGCGCATCGCATGAAGACTGTGCCAAGCGCGCTTGCCAGCCATCTCAGCAGCGAGCTGACGACTACTACCACGCTCTGGTTGATCACGCGGCGCGACGGTCAGCAGTTTGCATTCACTGAACACGATCAGCCATTGACTGTCGGCACGATTACTTATCAGCCAGGGGCGTCTTATCAAGCCACGGCAATTCGCACGGCTGACGGGATGAAGCTCGACACGCTCGACGCGAAAGGCGTGTTTGATTCAGCAGCGATTACTGACGCTGATTTGCAAGCGCATCTGTATGACGGCGCGACTGTCGTCATCTCGCTGGTCAACTGGGCGTCGCCCAGCGATGGGGCAGTGCTGCTGCGCCAAGGCACGATTGGCACAGTCACGCGCAAACAGAACACTTATCAAGCTGAGCTGCGCGGCATGACTGCCAAGCTGCATAACGTGATTGGCGAGACTTTCCAGCCGGGTTGTCGCGCTGATCTGGGCGACGCGCGCTGCAAAGTGGACTTGACGCCACTGACGCAGACTGGCGCGGTCGCTGGTGTGATTGACCAATGGAGCTTGCAGAGCAGTGGCATCAGTGGCGCGGGGCCAAGCGTCATGAGCTACACTGCGACGACTATCTCGCTCGAAAAGCCGCATTTCATTCGCGACTCGGCCGATGGCTTTCTCACCGCGCCGCACGTCTTTCATCTCGGAGATGCAGTCGAGATTTCAGGGACGCTCTACAATAACACGACGCATGGAATTCGCGGGGCTGTCTATGCTGGCGAGTTGATCACTGTCGCCAATGTCACGCCAGAGAAAGCTGGCAACTCGATCACGCTGGCAGTGACAACGCCGGGGTATTTCGATTTTGGCCTGATCAAATTCACGAGCGGAGCGAATAACGGGC